CATCATATACGTATGGTACAACTCCATTCAGAGCAACTGTAGAAGCTGTTTTTGACAACAGTGTTGTTCTTTCAAGTGTGTTCCCTTCTGTTACCTCTGCTCCTCTTGCTGGTTCTACTATTCAGGAGTATGATGGCGCTGCTGCTGTAGCGGGTGCAACTGCGATTACCGCAACTTATAGATATGCAACCGAGGACGTTCCTCCTGTACCTCTAGATAACCAGGAAGAAATGTCACTCATTTATGATGACATTATTGCGGCAAAGAGAATTACTCCAACTTTTGTAAGATCAGTTGTTGCCAGAGGTGGTGCTGATTGGAGTGTTACCACAAATAGACTGTTCGATATGTATCGTCCAGACTATGCAGCAACTCCATATGCTTCTAACGGTGTCACCCCATCAGGTGGTATTGGTAAGTCTTCCGCAACAGGTGCTACAACACTATCAAATGCGAAGTTCTTTGTAATGAACAGAGACTATGAAATCTTCAAGTGTCTCTATAACGGAGAAGATCCAGATAACGTTAACGGACAGAACGCTACCTACGAACCAAAGACACTACCATCTGCTGGTGAGGGCGTTTATTCTAATGGCGTATATACGGAACCAGCAGGTACAGCAGGTTATCGTTGGAAGTTCCTCTATAAGATTCCAACAAATGATGTTCTTCGTTTCCTTTCTTCCGACTTTATTCCTCTTGCTCCTTACACTGGAACAACTCCTGTTGATGGAGCTATCGATACTGTAATCATCAAGGACAGAGGTGCAAATCTTCCAAACGGAACTCACTATGCAAGAGTCAAAGGTGACGGAACTACTGATGCAGTAGTAGAAATTATTGTTACTGGTGGAGAAATTACTGGTGCTAGAATTCCAACAGATCTAATTGGTACTGCAAATGGTGCAGGATACACATTTGGTACTGTTCCACTAATTACTGGTAACAGTGCAGGTAATGCAGGTCTATTCTCTGACACCTCCCTATCAACTCCTGTAACGGTATCTGGTGCTACTGGAGAGATTGAAGTTATCATCCCACCTCCAGGTGGTCATGGAGCGGATCTAGAGAGCGAACTGATCGCAAAGCGTGTAATGTGTAACATTCGTTTGACATACGCAGAAGGTTCTGGTGACTTCCCAGTTGACAATGACTTCCGTCGTATTGGTATTGTCAGAGACCCAGATAACGCTCTTACAGGTTCTGCAGCAACTGACGAAACTCTTAACGGTCTATATGCAGTTAAGATTGCTTCTCAAGGAGGAGTTGATTATGCTCCCGATGAAACAATCACACAAACAAATGGTAGTCAAGTATCATATGGAACTGTAGTTTCATGGACACTAGACTCTGGAAGCACTACTTCTGGTGTTCTTAAGTATATTCAAACACCAGCACTTCATAAAGATGCTGATGGTGTTGTTTATCCTTTCCAGTCTGGTGCTGCTACTGTTGATGGTGCAAATTCTCTAGCACAAGGAACTATTGATACTACCGAAAATGGTAGTCTTGTTGGTGTTTCTTTCACTGCAGGAATTGCAACTCCAGAAATCAAGAATAACTCTGGAGATCTAATATACATAGAGAATAGAAGACTGATCACCAGAGCTGCTGACCAGATTGAAGACATCAAACTAGTCATCGAGTTCTGATTTTATACCCACAAAACTTACTAGACGGTTTGAGTCAAGATGCCAGAGAAGACTAATCTTAATGCAGCTCCCTATTATGACGACTTTGACGCGAATAAAAACTTTTATAAGGTACTATTCCGTCCAGGATACTCGATCCAGAGTAGGGAGCTAACAACACTTCAGTCTATTCTACAGAATCAGATTGAAAATTATGGAAAGTTCTCCTTCAAACAAGGAGAACTAGTAATTCCTGGTGAGGTCGGACTTAACACTAAATTAGATTATGTTAAACTGTCTTCAGTTTCGGAAGTTGCCGTTAATGAAGATGGTGTTCTTGTATATAAAAAATATGACATTGCAGATTTAGTAGGTACTCAATTAAGAGGTTTAACTTCTGGCGTCCTAGGAAATGTTGTTTCTACTTCATATGGAACAGAAGTTAAGTCGGATACTGTCTTTGTAAATTATGTTAGCAGTGGTGACGCTAGTGATGAGACTACTTTTAGACAAGGAGAGACTCTAGAAGTAGTTGATGGTGTAAATACTCCCCTATTAGTTGTTGGAACCGATGGAAGTGTTCTTCCAACTACCGTGTCTACAACTGACCCCGACACTGGTGTTATTACGACACTAGAAAGTCCAGCAATGGGATATGCTTCTGCAGTGATAGTAGAAGAAGGTGTATACTTTGTAAATGGATATTTTGTTAGAAATGACAGCAGTCTCCTAGTTATTGAAGAGTTTATTGATACTCCTTCAGCAAAAATTGGATTTACAATCAAAGAAGAAATTGTAACTCCCGAGCAAGACGCATCTTTATATGATAATGCTAGAGGTTATTCAAACTATACAGCTCCTGGTTCTCATAGATTAAAGATTAGTCTAGAACTTAAGAAGTTTGAATATGATGCTACAACTGATAGAAACTTTATTCAACTTTTAGTTGTAAAGAACGGAGTTGTACAAAAGCAAGTAAAACCAGCATCATGGAATTTACTTGAAAATACTCTCGCTAGAAGAACTTATGATGAATCTGGAGATTATGTAGTAACAGAATTTCCTCTAGATTTGAGAGAGTATGTACAAAAGGATGGCAATTTTGGTTTATATCGTCAAGCATCTGATGGTACAGTAAATGGACTAACAGAAGGTGACGCTTCCAGAAAAATGGTTGCTAACCTTGGTCCTGGTAAAGCATATATTCGTGGTTATGAGATTGTCAATAAGGAAACCAAATATTTAACTATAGACAAAGCAAGAGATACATTAACTACTGATAATGTAACAATCAAAGCAAAAGGTGTCTCTTCGTTCAATATTACAAATGTACATGGTACTATTCCTCTAAATGCAGAGGGAGCAGAGTTGACTGCATACCCACCCATGTATTTGATGGGATCTTTTAATGATGGAACTATTGGATTAAGCGGTACTGAAGAAGAAAAAACAGATGATGGTGGTACTTCGATTACAGCATACAAAGAGACGTTAAACAGAAGAGGTTTAGTCTTTGACTCTAATACTGCGATTAAAACTATTTACGTTTTTGTAACTGATACGACACTGTTTAATGAAGATCCTGTAGAAGGAAATCAGTTAAATCAAATTACGCCTAATTGGTTTGAAACCAATCTAACAAGTATTTGGACTGTTAATGGTAGATCCTCTGCGGGATCTGGAAGCACTCCAACTAATCCAGCTGCTCAATTCTATACTTTAGGTTATTCAAAGGCAAAATTAAACGGATATAAGGACGAAATCCTCGAACTTACTGTATATGGTGATAAGCTCCAAATTGAACTTCTGTTGACAGAATACGACACTGGAGACTCTGGATATAACAGATATATCTATACATCAGAGTCTGATGCATTAGGTGGCACAGCAGTTTCTGCAATCGGAAAAATTATTGATTACAATGAACCAATCTGTCCTATGATTGGTATTTCTAAACCAAAGAACTTCTCTATTGTAAAGAGAGGGACAGGATTTAAAGAAGATAGTGATAAGGTCATTTCCAGAGGAAGACTCGCAGATGGTAGAGAGACATACAACACTATTTTCAATCTCTCATATTTTAATCCAACATTCTTTACCAAGATTACAACTGATTCTCCAATAACAGTTGGATTCACAAAAGGATTGTATGTATTTGGTCAAAAGTCTGGAGCTTATGGTGTTGTAGAAGGAGATGCCGATGGCAAGTTCTCTTCTGGAAACATTTTACATGTAAAAACTTTATCTGGTAAATTCTCCCCTGGAGAGACTATTACAGATGAGTTAGGTAATTCTTTAAGAATTGCACTTAATAATACCATTTCTCACTTTGTAGTCTCTAGAAGAGGAACTGGTTACACTACAGGTACTAGTGTACTTTCAATCAATGGCATTGAGTACGATACAAGAGTTGTAAATCTTGGTATTAGTAGTGGTGCTATTTACAATGCCGTTATTGAAAACAGAGATGCACTTCTTACAGAGTATGCTCAACCACCTTCAGTAATTGCAACCAAGTCTACACAAACTGGAGAAAATGCAATTGTAACTGCTGTATTGTTTAGAAATACTGTTCTTACATATACACCACAAAATGTTAAGTCTTTGTGGTCAAAATACGGATCATCGAATAATAATGTATTTACTGCAGACGTAGAAGTATCTAATGGTGATTATTCTTCTGTTTCAGGTATTACAGATTCAACTTTCTCTGGAACTATTGGAAACAAATTTATCGAATGTAATGGATTCAATGAGGATGCATCAAAATATGTTGTTCCTGGAGACCTAGTTCAATATACAGACAATAGTGGTAACGTATATAGAAATATTGTACAATTTGCAACTCAACCCGAAGGCATCTTAAAATCTAGAATTTACTTACAATCTTCTATACAAGGAGAGATTGTAAATGCAGATATTGTAAAAATCTCTGCATCTGTTTCTGATGCTTCTTCTACTTTAGTATTCCCAACAGGAAGCAAGCAAGTAAGTGCTATTGTAAAACCAGGAGATGATTCTGGAATTGCTTACTATACGAGGAGAGATTTTGTATTAGAAACTACTAGTACGACTTCTTTGACTTTCAAAGCACAACTTTCTTTTGGAACTCAAAGATTTGCTGCTTACAGTGAGAACAACTTTGTAATTACTGTATTGGATCCAAAAGATGCTGGTCCTTCTGGAACAGGAGTATTAAGAACTGGAGATGTTATCTATGTTCCTGAAGAATATGTAAATATTACTTCTACAACATCTTCTACTTCTGGACTGACTTCTGGTAGTGTTACCATTAATCTCCCAGACAATTATTTTGGTAATCTTGGAAGTAATTTCCCCGTTCTTAAGTTAACTGCTACACTATTAGTATCAAAAGGAAAACCACGTCTTAAGACAGCAATTAAGAATAGAAGAATTGTTGTTGCATCTGCTGGAGATCGTGTTATTCCTCTTCGTGGTAAAGATTATGATACCGAGGAAATTGAAGCAAAAACATATTCTGATGTTTATAAACTTCGCTATGTTTACGAAGGATCCGCAAGTATTCCTCCAACTGTAGATACAGAAGGCAATCTTGTTACTGGAACAGATGTAACTAATAGATTTACATTTGATGATGGTCAAAGAGATACATTATATGATGTTTCCAGAATTGTATTAAAATCAGGGTACGAAGCTCCAATAGGTCAATTAGTAATTGCATTTGATTATTTTGATCACTCTGCTGGAGATTTCTGTACTGTTGATTCATATTTACATGAAGCTGGAGTTACTGCTGATGAAATTCCAGATTTCAACTCTTCTGTAAATGGAATTATATCCCTGAAAGATGTATTTGACTTTAGACCAAAAGTAGATAGTAATGCTACTATTAGTGGTTATGCAAATGAGTCACTTCTTTCACAAGCAGATTATAGTAATTTCACTGGTCCTGGTGGTGTAATTGCTGGAACACCAGCACCTGATTCTGGATTAGAGTATACTGTTACTTTTAGTGAGACACAATATCTAGATAGAATTGATGGTATTTTCTTGAATAAGAAAGGGGAGTTTATTGTTAAGTCTGGAAACTCTTCCTTAAATCCAACAAATCCATCTCCTGTAGATGATGCAATTCCGCTATATTACTTGTACATCCCATCATACACATCCTCAAGTAAAGACGTAAGAGTAACTACCGTTGATAACAGACGTTATACAATGCGTGATATCGGTAAGTTGGAGAAGCGCATTGAAAGACTAGAATACTACACTACTATGAGTGTTCTAGAGCAGCAAGCGTTGAACATGCAAGTTACTGATGATCTTGGACTTGATAGATTCAAGAGTGGATTTATTGTAGATAATTTTGAAACTCATAAATCTGGAAATCTATCTTCTTTAGACTATCAGTGTGCTATTGATACTCAACAGGCAGTATTACGTCCTACTGCAAAAGAAGATTCATTTAGACTTCGCGAAGTTAATACCAGAGATGACCAAAGAGCAGTTTCTGGATATGTTAGAAATGGAGATGTAATCACACTTCCATATTCTAATATAGAATTACTTGGTAATAAGTCTGCAACCAAGACAATCAATCCGAATCCATTTGTAGTTCTTCAATATGTTGGTGATGCATCACTATCTCCATCCATTGATCAGTGGTATGATACATCTACTACTCCGTTAGTTGTTGATAACAACACTGGATTATATACAATCTTTACATCAAAAACAAGTGCTTCCGAATCTCTTTCTAGCATTTACAACTCATTCATTATAAACTGGGTCGGATTTAATAAAGTATTCAATAATATTGGTGCTCTAACAAATTCAAATACAGATCAATCTAAATCGACTGTAGAAGCAGCTCTAGTCTCTAGTTCTTCTAATATCAGTCCACAAAATAATGAAATTGGTAAGGGAATTTCTACCACAACAGTTTCTGATAAAACTATTGCTAACACACTACATTTTGTTGCCAGAAGTGTTCCTGTAAAATTTGTAATTAGAAGAATGAAACCCAACACGAAAGTATATACTTTCATGGAAGGTATAAATGTAGGTAGATGGGTTGTTCCCGATAATAGGTTTACTGGTATCGCTGGCAACTCCTCGACATTCTTCGGTGGAGAAATTATTACAGATGAGAATGGTAATGCAAGTGGAATTATCTTAATTCCAGGTGGAAATGCTCCTGCAGGAAATACTCGCTGGACAGGAGATGCGAGAACTGTAGAATATGATCTAACCACAGAAGAAGTTTCATTTACCACTGGAGAACTGACTATCAGATTTACTTCTAGTGAAACCAATGAAGATAAATCTGGTGTTGATAGTTATACGGAAGTAAAATACTATGCTTCTGGAATTCTTCCAGAAAATCCTGCTGGAATCATTTCAACAATGCCTTCTTACTTTAAAGCAAACGAAGGTATTCAGCAGATTGACAGCAATACTGATAATGTCAAGAGACCTAATCCACTGGCACAGACATTCCAAATTGAAAACTATGAAGGTGGAGTATTTGCTACTGCAGTAGATGTATTTGTAAAAGAGAAGAGTGCAAACGTTCCACTGAAAGTATACTTGACTAATGTTGACAGTGAGAAACCAGGAAAAAATATTGTTCCTGGATCAGAATCTATAATGTCTCCAAATACATATTTGAAAGTATACGCTAGTGGTACTATAAAGATTGTACTAGGAGAACTTATTACAGGATCTATTTCTGGAGCGAAAGGTCCATTGACCAGAGTTTTGGATAAGAATGGTATTGAAATCAATGCTTCTACTTCTACTAATGAGTTCCAATTAACAAATGAAGAAGTATATACTCTTATTCTAAACAATAACAATGGAATTTCTTTCCAACAGAACGAACTTCTTACAATTGACTCTTTAGATACTGCGAATGCAGAAAACAACACGACACTCACTTTGAGAATTGCTAGAGATTCAGGAAGAATTTCTGATCTTAAAGTAACTGATATTGGAGCAAATTATGATACTGCTTTGATTACTATTGAAAGTCCACAACTCCCTGGAGGAAGCACTGCGACTGGATCTGCATATGTATCTGGTGGAAAACTATACAATGCAGAACTATCACTAACTGGATCAGGTTACACTGATCCTCCAGCAGTTGTTATTAAAGGAACTGGAAGTGGTGCAGCAGGAGCTTCAATTCAATCTTCAATTGAAATTGATACACCAGCGGTTCGTATGGGAGTAGCTTCAGATAATACTCCTGTAACATTTGCAACTGCAGTTGTAGATGATGATGTTAATGATGTAACTGGAGATATTACTTCTATTACACCTACTAGATTCTATTTTGAGCATCCAGTGTATCTACAAAATGATACTGAATATGCTCTTGCCATTGAAACGGACTCTCCAGATTATGAACTCTGGGGTTCCAAGTTGGATGAGATTGAGATTTCTACTAGCACTACTGTAACCACACAACCACTTCTTGGATCACTTTACAAGTCACAAAATACAGAATCTTGGACAGAGGATCTTTTTGAAGATCTTAAGTTTACGATTCATCGTGCAGAATTTGATACAACAAGAAAAGGTGAGTTGTCTCTAACAAATGAAGTTCTAGGTTATGAAAAACTAGAAGTAGATCCTATCGAAACAGACAATACTGCCAATACCAGTGCTACATCACCATTGTTTAAAGCAAATGATGCTGTAGTTAAGATTCGCCATCGTGACAATGGATTTGAGCAAGGTAGTTCTTATGTCTTCTTTAAGTTTGCAGACAGTGTTGGTGGATTGATTGATTCAGATTTAAATAACAACTTATTCCAAGTCAATAATGTTGGTATAGATCTATACAATATTACTGGTATTACTCAAGCAAGCTCCTCTGTTATTGGTGGTGGTTCTGATATCCTTGCTACGTATAACAGAAAGTTTGAAAAGTTATATGCACAAGTAAATTACTTGTCATTCTCAACTACAACAATTGACAGTTATGTCAAGACTACTAATATTATTCCTGTAGACTCAAATACGAAGAATTATACTTCTTATTCACAAACAGATTATGAGAAAACTTTCTTGAACGAGGAGCACTTCTTTACTAATCAAAAAGTAATTGCTTCGCGAATCAATGAAACTAGAAATAATATTTCCAGATCTCTTGAGTACAAGTTTGATTTATCATCCGAAGTTTCTTACTTGTCTCCAGTCATTGATTTACGTACATCTAGCGTCAAGACTGTAAGTAATAGAATTGAAAATGCTTCTGGTTCAGAAGATAGATTTGGCAGAAGAAATCAGATTCTAACTTTCTTACCAATTTACAAGTTTACGGTTTCTGGAAATAATAATGCAGACGTTATTCCAGCTAGTGGAACTGTAATTGGAGGAGACTCTGGTGCTAATGGAAAGGTGGTAGGAGTTGATGGAAACGAAATTACTGTCAAACTTACAAATTCCAGTCTCTTTGAAGCAGGAGAACCTGTTACATTCTCTGATAATACTATTGGAGGTCTGTCTGTTTCTACTGCTGGAGCATCAGAAGTTATTCCACAATCTAGTGATTTCACTACTGGAACTACAATAACTGCATTTAACGAAGATGTATTGAATTCTTCTGGAACGCAATCGAACAAATATGACAGTGTTGTTTCTGGAACTATTGTTTTCTGGGATCCAAAAGCAAGGACTTTGGCACTTTCTGTTGACAAAGCACCTATTTCTGGTGATTATATTAGTGGTATTACTGAAGGATCATTTAGATCTTCTACAACAACAGAACAAGCTCCTGACATTTTCAGAAAAGGAGATCTTCTACACTATCCAAATATCGTTGCAGGAACAGAAAAATACATTGAAGTCAAGACAATGGATCTTGGCAATGGTGTAGATTATGTTAGTGAAATGGCATCCAAGAATAGTTCTTCAATTGCAAAATATGTAACTAAAGAAGTATCTATTGAAAATCCAGCAACTGCAGTAAATGTCAAGTTGACTGCAAATATCAAAGATATTGAAAACTTAAAAGTTTACTATAGAGTTAAAGAGTCTTCTTCCCAGGAAAACTTTACTGACATTAATTGGGTTCCATTCAATACAGATGGAAATACTGATACTGCAGTATTTGCAACTCCAGAGAACAGTATCTCTGGTCAGTTTGAAGAGCAATCTTCTTATCAAGAGTTATCATACAGTGTTTCTGATCTTCCAGAGTTTACATCTTTTGCAGTCAAGGTTGTTATGAAGACTAATGATCCTGCATACATTCCAAAAGTACAAGACATTCGCGCCGTAGCTGCATTCTAATGTTAAAAGTAAAA